GGTTGTTGGAGGTAAGTTGTGAGGAAACTAATCAATAAGGTCAGAGACTTTATTCAAAGGTTCAGGAACAAAAACCGCGATCCATTCATTTATAAATGACAAACTACAACTTTGAATATACCACGCTTGATGAGCGCATTGCTCAATTAGAAGAGCGTGTAGAAGATCTTGAGTCAGAACGAACCGACTTAATTAACGATTTGTATGAGCTTGAGAACAGAGTGCAAGCACAGATTGACAAAATTGCACCGCCCAAATATAATCTTGAAAACTATTCCCTTGGAGACAAATGAAGATCTTCCTTGACACTGCAGATACTGAAGAAGTCCGTAAATATTTTGCAACAGGACTTGTTGATGGTGTCACTACTAACCCCTCCCTGATTCGCAAGGCGGGTCGGGATCCTGAGGAAGTATATCAGGAGATGATTGACATTGGTGTGCCTGATGTCAGCATGGAAGTTGTTGGCACCGTGGGTGAGATGTACAACGATGGTGTTCGCCTTGCTGAGAAGTTTGGTACTGCTGCCACTATCAAACTCCCCTGCACCCCAGATGGTCTTATGGTCTGTAAAGATTTGACCAAACTGGGTATCAAAACCAATGTAACCCTTGTCTTCTCTGTTGCACAAGCAGTGATGGCAATGAAGGCAGGTGCAACCTATCTGTCTCCCTTTGTTGGACGTTGTAATGATAACTCCTTCAGTGGTGTTGAATTGGTCCGTGCTATTGCAACCTGTCGCTCTGTCCATGGCATGAAGACTGAAGTGCTTGCTGCATCTCTGCGTGATGCACATCATGTCTCTCGCTGCTTCATGTATGGTTCTGACATTGTTACCATGCCAACCAAAGTGTTCAATGCAATGTATGACAGTGTGTTGACTCGTGAAGGACTTGCTATCTTCCAACGTGATTATGAAGCATCCCTTGAGGCACTTAATTCAACTGAAGTAACTGTGTTCTGATCATGTATGAAGAATTAAATTGCTTTGAAGAAGCACTTAAACACTTTGGGACTAGAGTCGAAGTCATCTGTGCCATGGAACTTGGAGGTAGAATCAATGCTGAGGATGCCTATCAGATGATCAAAGATGAAATGAAGGAAGTGAAGAAGTGTCGTAAACAGTTTAATAAGAACAATGACTGCTAAAATCTATGAGTCACCTGATGGTGGCAAGACAGTGTATGTTCGTGAGATGGGTAGTGATGAACCACGTCGTCAGATCTACCCTGATCTCATGAATGAGGTACAGGCAACATCCCCATATAATGATGGGTGGACACAGCAATTCTACAGAGAACAGTGGCCACCTTTTGTCCCTGATGGGTTCAAAGATAAATATGAGAACTATCAAGCAGTTCTTGCAGATGGTTGGGAGTTCACTGATGATGGATTCTGGATTAAATGTACTTGATAAATAAGTAAATAAAGGAAGTATGTTTGTAAGATGGCAACGCAGTTAACCGCCTCGGGCGTTCTATTTAATGATGGTACGTCCTTAACGTCTAAATATTCGGTTATTGCCCAAAATACTGTCAGTGTATTTTATCAGGCAGCGGCACCAACTGGATGGACACAAGTAACTAATCATAATGATAAAGCACTTCGTTTAGTTAATGGAACTGGCGGTGGATTTGGATATGGTAATCAGTCTGGGGGAGGTGGTAACACCTTTTCTCAGACTTTTCCATCGAGTACTGCTTCTGTTAGTGTAAACTATAATTCTAATGTTCCTGTTAGTGGTAGTGTTGGTGGTCATACTTTGACCACTGCTGAGATTCCTGATCACACTCATAATTCTGGTGTTGGTCCTAGTGCTAATGCATCTACTGGTAGCGGAACATTTAGAACAGCAGGTACTAATCAGACTGGTGGTGTAAATTCTGGTAATATTGGTCAGTCTCATGATCACCCATGGAGTGGTAGTATTAACTTCAATGTAAATGGTTCTGGATCTCTGGATCTCAGACTTCAGTATATTAACGTAATCATTTGCAGTTTTAGTTGATATGGCAAGACTAACATCTACTGGAATCAATTTTGATATTTTAAATCCATCCGATAACATCGAAAGTTTTTATTGGATATATCCTGCTGGAACAAGAAAGTTATTCTATCAAGCAACTGCACCAACTGGATGGACACAGGTAACTACTCATAACAACAAAGCATTGCGTGTTGTGAATGGTACTGGTGGTGGATCGGGTGGTTCTTCTTCATGGACATCAGTTTTAAGCAGTAGCGCAAGTCTTGGTGTAACAATTGCTGGAACATTTCCAATTAGTGGAACTGTTGGTGGGCATACATTGTCTTTATCACAATTACCTAACCACACACACCCATCTACCTTTGGTCCTGCTGGTGGTGCTGGTGCAACACCATTTAGTAATACAGGTAATAGATTGCAATCAGGCAGCAATGCAACTGGTGGCATGGGTGGTGGAGGTGGATCTCATGATCACCCATGGAGTGGTACTGCTACTATAAATGAGACCACAAGTCTCGCTGTTAATTTGGGTGTACAATACGTAAATGTCATACTTTGTTCTTTGAACTAAATATGGTATGATTCTTTTAGCATGGAGTTGAAATGGCTAAACTTGAAGTTGGTAAATTTTGTCCTCTGATCGGTAAAGATTGTATTGGTCTTGAGTGTTCTTGGTATACTCAGATCAGGGGAATGCATCCACAAACAGGAGAACCCGTAGATGAATGGGGTTGTGCTGTTACATGGATGCCTATGTTGGCAATTGAAAATTCCAATCAGCAGAGATCTACAAGTGCTGCTGTTGAATCTTTTAGGAATGAAATGGTAAAAGCAAATGAAACAAACATCAATGTTTTGTCATCTGCTGCACAGATGCTTCATGAAGCACGAACTACAAAGGTAATTCCAGCACAAGTTGAAGAGGTTGACTAAAATGAAGAGATTCTCCCTAGTTGAAGACGATAGATACATCAGTATTGATGGTAAAGGTATTTGGTTCTCCGAAGAAGAATGGCCATTTAAGGAGATTGAGCATCTCTGGGCAATTCAGTGGAAGGATGATGGATCTGAGAATGGTGTAGGACATATTGAATATGATTCTGCAGATAGACAAAATGATCCAGTTACTAGGGATTGTCTCACACGTTATGTTGAACTGTGGGAAGATGCTGTAAAGAAACGAGAGGAAGAAGAGAGGGAAGCAGCAGAAAGAGAAAAGAAGGAACAATATTCCTGGAGTGAAGCGATGCGAGAACTTGAAGAGCAAATGGAGGAGATGCAGAAGCGTCACGACAAGACTCTTCAGGAGACCATGAATAAAGATAGAGAGTTATATGATAAATTGCAAAATCAGGTTCGTGAACAAGAGGATCGTCATGCATCCTCTATCATGCAAATGATGCAACAGGCGGAACAAGATAGATCTTTATATGATGAGCTGACCAAAGAGATGCATGGTCAGGAAATTAGGCATGAAGAAGCACTTAATGAGATGTTAGCTGACCATGATAAACAGATGGATTCTGTTCATCAAGAGATATCGCGTCATCATGAAGAGTTATTCTATGGTCAGGATATGGTTGAAGCACAGGAATCAACCTATGCCAATACTGTAAATTATGATAATATTACTCTCTTTGATGGTAATGTTGATGATAGTTTATTTGATGAAGTGATCGAAGACAGTCACTTTGATGATGAACCAGTTCCATTGGAAGAAGAGAAGACAATAAATGATATAATTGAGGAAGTAAAAAAAGAGGAAGAGAAGTCACAAGAATTAAAGAGTGACTTCAATGAAGTTGATATGAGTGTACTTGACAGTGAGTTTAATCTAGAACTATTATTTGATGAGGACCCTGATGAGCAAGTTGTTGCAGAGATTGAAGATTTAATCTCTGAAGATGACAGTGGAGCAGTCTTGGATAGTCTTGTACAAGAAGTTGACGACGAGAATGCCGTTTGAAAAAAAGATAATATATGAAACTACACCCAAAAGGTTGTTTACTTTTGGGTGTAGTTTTACTGAGTATGAATGGGCATCTTGGGCAAATATCCTTGGTTTTGAATTAAACAAAAAATATAATACTAAATTTTATAATTTTGGTAGAGGTGGAGCGGGAAATTCTTACATTTCAAATTTAATATCTCAAGTAGACCAATGTTATAAGTTTAATAATGAGGATTTAGTTATAGTATGTTGGACAAGTATAACTAGAGAAGACAGGTGGAAGCATGATAGATGGCACTGCGATGGAAATATATACTCTGAATATACTGAACTTTTTGATGATAAAGTGACAGATTTGTTGGCAGATAATACTCACTTCTTAATGAGAGATCTTGCAAACATTAAATTTGTAGATTCTTTATTGCAGAATAAAACACAATATCATTTTCTGTCTATGAAAAGAATAGATGATGGAGGATTATTCGACACATATTATGAAAGATTGATAAAAAATTATAATAGTATACTGCAAAAGATATATCCCAGTTATTATAAAATACTTTGGAATAATGATTCAAGTCAAAAATATAAAATAAATTCTAAATTATTGCATAAACATTATACTGACGGACATCCATCTCCAATAGAACACTTTTATTATCTAACAAAAATATTTGATTATAAGTTCTCTGATGATACCAAATCTATTGTAAGAGAAACTCAAGATAGATTTAAAAAGTTAATTTTAGAAGTATACTCTGATATAAAAGAAGATACTCATCCAAGCAGTCTTCCAAAGATCAAGTATAATAGATTTTACTCCGAATGCGAGAATCTTCACATACAAAATCCAATTGATAATCATCCAATTATAGTAACTTGATCATGAATCAGAAATTGATTGATAACAACTATTTGGTTGTTCCTAACTTTATATCATCCTCAAGAGCAAAAGAATTATCTGATAAATTCAATTCACATTATGAACGTTATCAATCTGTACATGATCCACAGGTAGATAACTGTACAGCAAAATATGACTTCCCACCATTCATTGAACTGTTGGTTGAGAAGAATCAAACTGTGTGCCAGTTGGTGGGAGAGAACGTCCTACCAACATATTCTTATGCTAGGAATTATAGGAATGGGAATGTTCTTATTGGGCATGTAGATAAACCACAGTGTGAGATCTCTCTTACAGTTAATCTTGAATGTGACAAAGTATGGGACATCTGGATTGAGACACCAAATGGTAGAGAGTATGTTGCTTTAGAACCAGGTGATGCTATGCTTTACCTAGGGGTTGATGCACAACATGGTAGAGATGCTTTTGATGGGCAATCATGCACCCAAGTATTCTTACACTATGTTAGATCCCAGGGACCATTCTTCAAATATTATTTTGATAAGGATCATAGGTATCGTGATGATGAATTGGTGCAAACTGTGAGTGAACCTAAAAAGCAATATAACTCATTGAATGACTATATCAAGGTCTATTCAAACATTTTTACACCAGATGAGTGTGAGATGATTCTTGATGAGTATCGCGACTGTGAGCACTGGACACCAGCAGGTGTTAGTTCTAATAATGTACAAAATCCTAGTGTCCGCAACTGTGACATCATATCCATCTCCACACCACAGATCATTAACAAAAATAGATTGCATCGTGACATGATCGATAGGATGATCTTAAAGAAGGCAAATGAAGCAGCTCAGATGTATATTAAGGACTTCCCTACTTGCTTCCTGAAGTCTGATAGTGGGTATGATCTATTGAGATATAACAAGGGTGGGTTTTACAGACAACACACTGATAGTTTTCATGAGCAACCACGCACTATAGCAATGTCTATCAATTTGAGTGATGATTATGTTGGTGGCAGCATGGCATTCTTCAATCAAGATGTGCAGATAAGGGCAGGTCTTGGTGATGTAATTCTATTCCCAGCAAACTTCATGTATCCTCATGAGATCATGGAAGTCACAGAAGGCACAAGGTATTCTATTGTAACTTGGTTCACTTAATGCTATAATATCAAAAAATGGAGTCGTATGGCACTATCCGAATCAGTTAAAGATTCTCTGACAGAGGCAGAAGGTAATCTTCGTAATGCACTAGCATTTGCTGCTCGTGGTGAAAAACCACATGTATGTAAGACCATTGCTGAGATGATCGCTAGCATTGAAACAATGCGGACTATTGATGACATCTTCGATAAACTAGACAATCGTAAAGATGGTGACTCTGGTCGCTGGGGTCCACTGACTGATCTGGGTGAGTAATCTTTACAAACACTAACACAAATCTAAAGCGATCCCAAAGGAATCCTGAACCTTGTATAGATACTGTTAGAATATGAACATACTCAAGCGAGGTGCCCATGCCAGTTAATCTTCATCAGAAGTTCAATCATTATCTTAACACTCCTAAAAAATTGGATCTGCAAGATATTGATGAGCGTGTCATTGGTTATGGTTGGACTGATGATGGCAAGGATCTAACTGGTTATTATGTTCAAACAGAGACTCACCGTATGTACTTTGATTTGAAGGAGAACTTCAAATACAAAGAAGTGTGGGAGGATGCTGCTGCATAGATACTAATACATTGCAATAGATTCATGGAGTGGGACAGTAAAAAGAGGGAGATTTTAAACAAAGTAGGATTACTCTGTCTCGCTCTAAACAAAGACTATAGAAGAGAGACACTCTGGCGTCTTACAAGGATTGAGGAGACCCAAGGAGAGACTCTTGAGACCAAGTTCATGCGTAGAGGACTTGATAATAGTTTGGAGATCGGTGCTTTTGTTATTGACTGTGAGAAGCGTAATAAAAAGTACTTTAAAATTTGTAGAATCGATGATGAGTATGAGTTTGTACCTCATGCCTTCGTCGATTTTACTACATCTAGGGTGCATAGAGTTAAAGGCAAGAATGCGGACAAAAATGTACACTGGGACCTTGATGATTGCATAAGATTATGTGATTGGAGAGGATATTACTTAAACAAAGATCCTGAGTAGGTTTAGTATGGGAATGTTTGATACCATCATAAACTATTATGATGTTGGACCAGGGTTTAACAGGAAGAAGTTACAGACAAAAACCATATATGACACACCAACAATGAGTGTGTATTGGTTAGATCCTGCAGGACAGTTTTGGGTTCTTAATTGTGATGGGACTCATGACTTCTGTGAAGATGCTAGTGACGCACTGAAGTTTAAATGGGTGAAGAATGGCAATCATGGCAAATGTTCGCCATTTTTGTATAACGGTACGATCACAGTATATCCTGAGGTTTGGGACTGCAAGTATGCACCATTCCCAGAATGTAGGTTAACATTCCGTAGGGGAATTCTTGAAGTCGTCACTAACATCATCAAAAACAAATAATCTGTGCTATAATTGGTCCACACCATGTGAGAAGACATGCAACCTTGGGAACGTATTGAGATCAAACTCAAAGAAATTGAAGAAAAGATTGAATCTATCCGCCAAGATGTGAACGCTTGGAAGCCTCATGAATGGGAATCATACTATGAGAACGATCCTTTTGATATCACTGGTGATGTAGATCTTGATTGGTATAGCACATGAACCCAGATGACATAAAATTGGAGAGTATGGGCAAATCCTTTGAATATGAGAAGGTTGCCCGTGAGATTGACAGTATAGAGGATGTGAAGATGCTGCGGAAGGTAGCAAAATCATATGTCAAACTGTTCCTCAAGCAGAAGGAGACCATCACTTCTATAGCAAAGATGAAGATTGACGA